CTGACCCTGATGGGACAATGTAAATGTGCCTATTGACACCTCTGGATGCTTCTCCGCGTTCGTCTTTTATTATGTATGTTTTTCCATTTTTTTTCGGTGTTGGTAGAGTAATTGTAACTGCTCCAGCATAATTAATACCAATATAATAATCTTGTGGTTTAATTGTGTATGTTGATGTTGTCACATAAGTTAGAGGCATATCCATATATGCCAGATTGGTTTCTCCTCCCCCACCTAATGTGGAAAGTTGTTGTTGAATACGAGAAAGGAAAGTGCTGTAATGTTTTTGTAAATCTTCAAGTGTTGCAAACTTTTGATCCAATGGAGTGAGAGGATCATTTTGCATTTTTTTATTAGAAGGTTCAGACAAAAGACCCAAAGATTTTTCAATCAATGTCTGTTCTTTTTTAGGTTCTTCTTGTACTTCTTGTACTTCTTGTACTTCTTCTTCCTTTTCTAATTCCTCTTGTATTTCTGTTTGTATCTCTACAACTTGTTCTTTAATTTGTTTATAATCTTTTGCTAAAGGCTTTACAAAATCCTCCAGAAAAGAGTTGCCAATTATTTCTCGAAACTCATCTTTGGTTTCTTTTTTGGCAACTTTTACTGTTGTGAAAAAATTTTCTAAAGAATCTCCAATAAGAGACTTAGTTTCTTCTTCCTTTTCTTTTTTAGCAGTCTTTATGGTCTTAAAAAATTCAATTAACTCGTTGTTAATTTCATCCACTTATTACTCCTGATCAAAAGTTTGACCAAACATATCTTGAGCAACATGAGGTTTCAAGTCATCAATAATTTGTGAGGACTTTGAAAATAAAATTTGTTTAATTTTATCTGACACTTCTTCTGGTGAACCATCAGTAAGTACCATATCCATTAATTCAGCAGTAGATTCCATAAAAAATAAGTAGTTTAATTGTATTTATATCTCAGCTCCCTTGGCATTTACTGAAGTTGCTTTATCTGCTCCAGTAATTTGGGGTTCTTTGGGGTTAGCACCAATAGTTTGATTACCTGCTGCCATTGGATCCAAAGGCATACCATCTGGACCAACTGGAGGAAGTAATGCTGGATCAATATACAATCCATCTTTAATTTCCTTCTCAATCAGTCTGTCCTCATCCACAATTTCTTGATCAGTTTGTCTTAGAACTTTCCTTCTTACATAATCTCTTGAGTAGTAAGTACCAATATAAGGTTCAATTGCAACCATAAGATTAAGTCTCTCATTCATCAACTCAGTATCTTTGAGTTCTGAGAAGTGTCCATCATAGAGATAATCATATTGAATATGATCACTCATCTTTTCCCAATCTTCTGGGGTTACAATATTTTTGAGAATTAGTTGAGTTTTAAGTAGGTCATGGAAGACATTACTAAATCTTTTTCTAAGTCTTCCTACAAACTTACCAAACATCAATTCATCCCTTAAGATCTCTGAAGATCTACCAAGATTAAATCCACCATCAGATGCAGTCCTTGATTCAGGAACATTCAGTGCTCTGAATAATTTCTTTTGAAAATAATGAACATCAGCCAACTCTCCAAGGTTTTGTCCACCAGGAAGTGTTGTGATTTCAGTACCTCTACCACCCTCTCTTCTAGGGAGCCAGAAGTCTTCCATCATACTCATGAATTTTTTGTCATCACGCATTTCACCAGTATTGGCATCATAGACCATTTTGTTTCTATAACGCATCATGACATCTCTAAGGTATTGCTCTGCTTTTACCTTAGGAAGATTGCCAACATCAATATAAAAGATTCTTCTTTCTGGTGCTCTGGAAAGTCTGTAGATAACAAGAGCATCCTCAATCATTCTAAGTTGATTAAGTGCCTTGATTGCTTTGTGTAGGTATGAAAGAGTAAGTTGTCTGTTTCTATCTACAAGACCTGAAGTTACAAAGGTAACTGAATCTTTTGCAATAGGAATTCCTTTTTGTGCTGCTGCTGATTTTTGAATGTGACCAACTGGGAAGTATAGAAAATACTCCTCAATCTCTGGTTCATTAAAATCTGCTGCTTCCTGTCTTGTGTTATAAACACCAGCAAAATTATCTGATCTCTTCTTTTCTTTTCTGATATACTTAACTTTTAAGGCATCCATGAACCTAATGTCCTGAAGTCCTTCTTGTGGTTTCTTTAAATCAACTACTTTATGGTATAAGATTCTTCCATCAATATACCAGTTTTTAAAAATTTCATGAGATTTTTTATCAAAGTCCAAGAGGTCTTTGATATACTTAAACTCATCTCTAATAACTTTCTTTAAACCATCACTAGCATTTAAGTTGCTAAGTTCAATTTCTACTGGAGAGTCATTAAGATCACTAACAATTGCTTCATTAATAACATTTTCAATAGCAGCATCACACTCTGGGTGAAGTGCCATCTCCCTATATCTTTTAATTAAATCATATTCATTTCTAAAAACACCTTCAATATCTACATATTGACCATAAAATCCACTAGTTAGATAATAGTCAACCCCGTCTTCGTTATTTTCGGCAACGGGGGATATTGCAGTTTTAGCTAATTTAGTGCTTTCATCATCAATTGAAAACCCAAAAAGTCTTGCCATAGTATAATTTTAAACTGTATACTATTTAGATTACTTGTGAAGAGGTGGTATTGGAACCATCGGCTGCTTCCCACCATTGAATCTGGAGATCTACAGTAAATTCTTCAATCTCATTTTCATTGTTATATGAGAGATCAATTTGAGAAATATTGGTTGGGAATGCACCATAAGCAGTGTACTTCCTTAGAACATCAATTTCTCCACCAACTGTTCCTTTGGTAGCAAGTCCAGTGTATTGACCTCTAGAGAGTTGAGCTACAGTAAGGTCTACTTGATATTGGTTGGGATCAATTGTTCCACTACCATCAGAAACCTTAACAATGTAGTTCATCCATCTTTCAAAGACATCTCTCCACTTAAAGTCAGTGTCATTGATGACTGTAATGGTCCAAACCTCAAAGGTTCTGTCTCCAGCAACCTTCAGAGTTCTTCCTCTGAAAGCAACAGGAATTTCTGTGATGGTTGAAGCTGGCAGTCCAGCTGCCTTGATAAGCATGTTGTCTTCTGAAGATACTGAATCACCAGTTGGGAAAGTAAAGTTTCCTCCTAGTTCTGTACCAAAAGAAACCTCAAAGAGATTACTTCTGGCACCACCACCTTTCAGTTTATTCTTAAACTTATCAATAGTTCTTTCGCTAAAGTTAGGCATTGTTTTTACTCCTATTTAGATTAAACTGTACCTACAACTGACTCAAATGAGACNCCAGTTCTAGTTGCAACAAATGTCAGACCAATGAAGTTGATNCTTCTTGCTGGTTTTACAAAAATATCAGCAATAAATTCATTTCTATCAATAACATCTGGAGTATTATTTGACTCATCACAGACTAACAGGAAGTCAGTAATACCTCTCTTGACTTGAACATCTCTGAGGTATGGTTCAACAATGTTGATAAAGTTTGCTCTAGTTGAAGCATCATTGAATTCAAAGAGTTGTGAATCAGCAGCACTCTTAATTGCTTGTTCAATAGTAATGAAGAGTCTTCTAACATTGATTCTATCAAATGCAGATTGATAAGATAGAGCAGTCTTATCTCCAAATAGGATGATTCCAGAACCAGGAGAAGAAATAATTGGATTAATTCTTTGTGAATAAAGTTGGTCTCTATCTGCTTGTGCAGGATTGTATGCAAGTTTAATTGCAAACTTGATAGATCCTCTGCTCTTGCCTGCTGGTGAATACCATGGGAACTGATTAATGTCAGTTCTTACACAGAGACCAGCAGTATCTCCAGAGCATGGGATATAAACAAACTCTTGATTAAATCTATCATAAACATACTGGTATCCACTATCAAATACTGCATATGATGAAGAAGTTAATGGACTGAAGAATGAAAGGACATTATTCAGTTGTGTTGCTGCTGAAGTTACATTAACAACAGTATCTCTACTTGGGGAAATAAATGCAACACAATCTTTTCTAGATTCTGCAATGCTGATTAGTTTATTTGCTTTTGCTTGCTCAATTTCTTTTCCAAGTGAAGCACTTCCTTGTAAAAGATAGTTAAGTGTTACTTCAGCATCATTTGAAAACTTATCATAAGCATCAATAAGATCACTTAGATCTACAGCAAATCCACCAACTCCTCCATTGTAGTCTTTACCACCTTGAAGAGAATATGATTTGTTTCCTACTGAGTTGAAAGTTACTCCTTCTGCTTGAACTCCCCAGTAACCAGATGATTCTGATTGAACAGTGAATGCACTTGAGAACTTAACTGCAACAGGATCTACACCCCAGTATGCATCAGTTGTATCTCCAATAGATGTTCCAGCATAAATGTACTGAGAATTTAGTGCAAGATAATCCTTATAATAAACTTTAGTTGAAGGAGAAATTGTAGTATCAGTTGCTTTTGATAAGTTGATAAACTTCTCTAAAATTGTTTGAGGAGTTCCTGAAATGTTATTTGATTTTTTGCTATCAACAACAACCACATGCATTCCATCATTGGAACCATTTCTTTCTGTCACATAAGCATTTGATGTTGGTTTTGGANTGTAGTATCAGTTGCTTTAGATAAATTGATAAACTTCTCTAAAATTGTTTGAGCAGTTCCTGAAATGTTATTTGATTTTTTGCTGTCAACAACAACCACATGCATTCCATCATTGGAACCATTTCTGTCTGTCACATAAGCATTTGATGTTGGTTTTGGAGCAATACTTCTCCAAGCAACAGTGCTTGAATCTCCTCTTGCAACATCAAGAACATTCTGAGTATTATACCAATCAGAAACTGTTGTTGGAGTTACTGTTGCAGTGGTGACTCCAGCACTGTTGACAACAGAGATTGCTGTTCCAGCAAGTGCATACACACCATTTTCAGTGTATGCTTGAGTTGATTCTGTTCCACCAACAACTTTAGAAACAACCTTTACATAAAATTCTGAAGATCCAACACCAGTAATGATCCCTTTGATGTATCCTGATGCTGCTGCAGTTGTTCCTACTCCTGGAATAATACCAGAAAGAGTTTGGGTTACTCCAAAACCAACTGAAACTCCAGTTGTGTTTACTCCAGAAATTGTTTGATCTGCAAAATTGTCAATCACACAAACTTTTAAATCTTCTGCCCAATATCCTGGGTTCTTTGCTGCCCAATAAAATGAGGAAGAAGTTGCATATGACTGTTGATAATCATCATAGTTTTCAATTGCAAGTGAAGTTGAAGCAATTCCAACTCCAGCATTTGAATTTTTTAAGTTTGTACCAGAGCATCTTACAACTCTCAGGCTACCACCATATGAGAGAAAGTTTGATGCAGAATACCAATACTCATAATGGTAATCATTCTTAGATGGTGTACCAAAAGTTCTTTTTAACTCATCTTCATTTCTGATGGTTACAATCTGATTCACAGGACCTTTTGCAAAAGGTGCGGCAATACCTGCTGCTAAAGAAGTAGTATTATTAATACCCCCTCTAGTCAGATCTACCTCTCTTACATTAATACCTGGAGATGCTAAGCGTAAAGCCATTTTGACTCCTCTGATGCTTTCATTTTTGCTCTAAAAGTATTTATAAATTTCTCCTTTTACCTGTATTCCCACATGTATGACCTGTCACCATACTCATCTGCATACCAGACATCCCCATCCTGATCTACTTCTGCAGTTAAAAGTTCTGTACCATCCAATACAAATCCAAAGGGAGCCATATCCTGTTCAATTTGATTTTTCTGCTCATCATATAATCTTTTCCTAACATCTTGATCTGTGAGCTCTTTGAAATAGTCCTGTGCAACCAACCAAGCATAGATTACAAGGCACATTGCCAAATCATCATTACAACCCTCTTCTGCCTCAAATGAGTTGTGTTTCTGAATGAATGTAGTTAATTC